GTGTAGGTGAAGTCTTTTGCCGTCGCCGATGCACCATGCGCTGTAATGACAGGAGCACCGCATACCCCTGCAAGAGCATACACAACACCGTTATAGTCAAGTTCGCCCGTCAACGTGCCTTCGACCCATTCACTATTCTCAATCACAACGGTTGGGTATTTACGGCCTGTCGCTGAGAACTCATTGACGGTGGCCATTGCCCCAAGGATAATCGCAAAGCAGTTGATGAGTTTGTTCGCTGCAACATTGACCCCTGGCGTTGCTTCAAGCCCGAATTGCAGAGTTTGATTGATCGTACTCCGCTCAGGTGTCCATACCATGATCTATACTCCTATCATCCCCTCCTCAACATCTTTCAAAAGGTGCTCAGGACGAGATACAAAAGGTTCGTACTACAGAGTCGTGAAGACGAGGGAAAGCCCCGCTTCTAAGGTTGAGCCAGCCGCATAGACAGCAGGCGTAAAGAATGGTTGAGCACCCATTTTGTACGTGCCCATCTCCACATAGATGCTATAGTTGGCAGCCGCTCCGACGATGCCCTGCAGGTCATTGTCAGGCTTCACCTCTTCTAGCAGATACGAGTCACCAGTAGGCCCAATCCCGCTTGACCCATAGGTTGAGCCGCCATCGGTATGCACGCTATAGATGTTCGACGCCATGAAGCCTGTACGCACAGCCGCGCCGCCTTGTGCATCATCCTTAATCGCATCCACCGTGTTGTCTATCGCACGCTGGCACTTCGGCTTGACTCCTGCAGCTATCGCGGGAAAAAGATTGAAGCCTGCCATAGCTATGCTCCTTGTATTTCTATGTGATACAGCCCGCCCAAATTTGACCAGGGCTGTGCATTGACATCTTCGCCATAGGCCAGTTCATCCTCGCGATAGCAGGCGAGTATGCCGCCGCCTGCTGGCAGCCCAATATTCCTCTGATCCTTAAAGAGCGCATCAATGCGGTTCGCAATAATCTCCAGGGCCGTGTAGTTGCCACCTTGCCCACTTGGGCCAACGGCCTTGATTTGCATCAGGATATGCACCTTGATACGGATACCATTGACTGTATTGACATCTTTGCCTGCTTGCCGCTGCACCATGGCATATGGTGGCACCGTGTCCATAGGTGCAAATTCTCGATAGATGCCGCCTGTAGCCGCCGCCATGAGTGCGCTATCGGCTTGCATCGTAGTAGCTACCCATCGGTAGGCTTGCGCTGTCTCACTCATGTCTGCTTACCTCACGGTTCCGGTAGGTTGCCACTCTTGTAGGTACAGGACGATATCCGTGTTCGCCTCGTCGTAATTACTCGCCTCCGTTATGCGGTAAATGTGATTGCCATACACCACCCGCATGTTTGAGCGAATGTTGACGCCTTTGCGCCAACGCATGTATGCCCTGGAACCGACGCCCTGGAAGTCTTGACCCGCCATAGCTTTTTCGTAGGGATTCCACGTCTTGAAGGTGACAGGCACATTTGACAACCCTGGCACATCTGCCCACGTCCCGCTCTCGTTAAAGCCTTGCGTCACATTCCCGCCTGTGAGTTGTTGAATATGCACAATGGCCTTCCTGCCTGATGCATGGCTCTGGACGAGCCGCCGGCTTGCCATTCCACCTGTAGCCATCAGAGCACCCAACTCTTTCTACCCAGGAAGATGCGCCTGAGTTCATCGGACTTATCCTCTCCCAAACGGTTCTCATACTTCCAGGCAATATATTGCAGCAGCATCAACTTGAGATCGGGCGGTAACGTCGTATACCCACACGTGAAGGTCAATCGGTACTGATAGGCGGGCGGCGGGTATTGCAGATAGACGACCCCAGGCAAGGGCAGGCTGTCCACGACATATTGGTTGATCCCACTTACTGATTGAGGCCATGTCTGCCATGCTGCAAAGGCGAAAATGCGATACTCGAACAGTGATACAGCCACAAGCGGCGGCATCGGCAAGGTCAAAACGAACGGTGCAGGTGAGTACGGATTAGCTCCTAGACTTTCGTTGTACTGGTAAAAGTCCTGATCGTATAAGAGCTTATCCGCACTCAAGCTGTTGCCCGATAACTGAGGCATGGTCCACATAGCTTGAATGGTTTGCGGTGCGAAGGCTTTGCCCGTCATGCGCTCCGCATCGGCTCGGCACTGCTGTATCAGGAACAGCAGCACGCTATCGTCATCGGTGAAATCCACACGCAGGTACGAGCCTGTCGAGGTTGAGCGCAGATCACTCAACCCCACAGGCTCGACCGTAGGTGGTACGGTGACTTGCCAATCAAGTTTCAAACTGTCGGTCATGCCTCACCCTTCTATGCAGCCGGTAAGATCGTCGGCGCGAACAGGTGTGCTAAGAGCGCGTAGGCTGCGCCCGTTGCCCCTGACTCGGTTGTGACGATCTGCACGTAGCGTTTGCGCCCGATGTAGTCGATGCGCTGCACAACCGCCGTCGCTGCGGTGATGGCGATAAACGTTGACGCGGTGCCGTATACCCCAACTTCAGGGTTGGGCATCAGGTCAGCCGCTACAACCGCCGTCCAGGTCGAGTTATCGTCACTCTCATTAATGGCAAAGGCATGTGACCCATCAGTCCATAGCCCAGGGCATAACTCAAGGGTGAGTGCGGCGTAGCCGCCGTTACGATAGCGGTCAACAACGGTCGTCTGCGCGGTCTTGTAGACGGCAGGCACCGACAATTGTAGTGTCCAGAAGTACCTGGACGGGTTTTTTCCTACAGGCCCGACAAAGCTCATTTGCCTTCCTCCTTCTCCAACTTGTGGTGTTGTGTCGGGAGTCCGTAGAGTTCAAATTCCTCATGCCCGACATGCACGAGTTGCCCGCACTCCTTACATTTGTATTGGGTATGCGTGACACCCTCAACCTGTGGTTGTGCGATAAGTTCACCGCCGCAGTTGCCAGACAAAATGACGACTTTCTCAACCTTGGCGTCTTCCTCTTCGCGTTTCTTTGCAAGGGCGTCGGCGTCGGCTTTGCGTTGTGCATCCTCGGCATCGCGTGCAGATTTGAGGGCTTCCAGTTGCAACGCATCGCGTGAGTGCGCGTCCTCGGCTGCACGAGCAGCATTGAGCGCATCCTCCTCCGCTTTCAAACGTGCATCTTCCTCTTCGCGTGCAACTTTCAACGCTTGCGCCTCAAGGCGCGCCTCTGCCTCAGTTGGTTCGGCCTTGGCTTCTTCAGGGGCGGCTTCTTCAACTGGCGCGACTACTGCTCCCTCTTCAACGGGGAGCCCATTTGCATCTAACATAAATTGCCTCTTTCTTGGCATGACTAGATCATCTTCAAGACTGAAATCGCCTCAGGAAGCACGACCTTTCCGCCGACTCTTTGGCGTGCGAGAAAAGCTACCTGATTCTGAATGGCATACAGTTCCTTCAAGGTTTGGAAGGTGAGACCCACACGATCGACGATCTGGTAGCCTTGCCCGATATCTCCGAAGATGACGGGGAACTGACCAGCCGTGAATGCGGGGAACGTACCGCCCTGGTTGGGCATGTCGGGCATTTCTACGATAGGTCGCCCGAAGAGCGTCTCTCTGAACTCGTCACCGAAGACCGTCCACAATGGGCGGGTTGTCGTGTCAGCGAACAGCCGACAGATACCAATAGTGGAATTGCTCATGAGCCATGTACCCGTCGCACGGTAGCCTGATTTACCGACGTGCATGAGGGAGATCAAGTCTGATGGTAAGAGCAAGTGAGAGGCAGATGTTCCGAGCAAGCCGTTCAAGCCACCGTAGGAGGCAAGCGCCGCTACCGTGAGTATGCCTTCAGGTCGTGCTACGCCGTTGCCGTTAATGAAGGCCACACCCTCTTTTTGCGCGAACTGACGTGTGAGACGCTTCAGGATGAAGCCCTCAATATCGAATACTGAGTCTTCTAGGTTCTGACGACTGATTTTGAGATAACCGTTCAGTTCTCTTGCGAATATCTCGATCATGCCCAGGTTCGGGTCGGGTGATGCTTGATAGCCTGTCTGCTCATCTGACCAGAAGATGTTCGTATCGGTTGCGCCCTCTGAAGGGATGAGCAACTTCTCGCCGCCTATGGTTTGCACATCGGCATAGGCTCGTAGGGGGCTTATAAGGAAGAGTTTCGCAATGAACTTGTCTGATAGGTCGGTTCCTGCGAAGAAGCCGCCCAGGTCTGCCGACGCACTGACGAGCACTTTCTGCTCAGGCGTGAATTGATCGTAGTCCATGTGGTTGAAGGAGATGTAGCTGAGTTCTTCACGCGAGAGTGCGGAAGAGTCACCGCCTTTGCGTATCCACTTCTCAAGGGCTTTGGTTGCAGGTGGTTTGTAGGAGCCTGCCATAGAGCCTTGATATTTGCCATTGGTGGGTGGTCTTTGCGCCGCCAGCATGTTCTCTTTATTTTCAGCGACGAGCTTCTTGTATTCCTTGATCTCGCTACTGATCTTGGCGTTGATCTTTTCCAGTTCTTGCCGCGCCTCAGCAGCTATCGGCCCGCCCTGGCTGATCTTGAGTTCGGTTTTACTTTGCTGCTCTTCAAGACTGTGAACTCTTTCATCTAAATGTTTGTTGAGTTTCTGGATTTCCTCACTGAGCTTGTTCAGCTCTTCATATCCAGCCATAAAAAACTACCCCCTTCTGGTATCCAGAAGGAGGCTTCTTGCTTACTTGCTTCTTACGTCACTCACTTCTGGACAAGGTTTACTTGTCATTTTCCAGAAAGTGAGCGCTCGGAGCGTCGGCTTTCATCGTCTCATATTATGATGGGTGCAGTAGCGGCCCATCGGTCTTGTTGTTCCTAGTATAGCATACAATCAGTATTCATGATAGTAGCCTCATCTGACCACCGCCATCAAGTTCATGTGGAAGTTTATTTTGCTTACTGAGATTGCATGTTGGGCAGAGAAGTTGCAAGTTATAAGGCCAGTTAGAACCACCACGTGACAAAGGAATAATATGATCAATATGGTATTTGACTAGTTTCTTCCGGCATTTAGGATTAGCACACTTCCCCTTTTGCCCTTTGAGCATATTTTGTACATCCTGTTTGGTACAGTTTCCTTCAGCCGCTATTTTACGTGCACGCCGATTATGGTTCTTCTCTGGATGTTCCTCCCTATACTTTTTCTCAATTTCCCTGACTCTCTCTAAATTTTCACTACGATATGTCCTCATATCCTGGTGCGTTAGGTGTTTCTCCCTATACTTTTTCTGATACTGCTTCTGATAGTCCTTATGCCCTTCCCTATACTGCTTCTGATAGTCTCTATCCTTCTTTGTACGACGCTTTCTTCCATATCCCCATTTGCGCTCTCTATGATTGAATCGATTTTGCTCCATTACATCTGGACGTGCATAGTAAGCCTTACGGCATACCTTGCATTGAGATGCTAGTCTATCT